AATTCGGAGGACAGACGCCTGCCAGAATCATTACGCCGCGGTACAAGAGGGCCCTCTTCTGGCCGGGCGCGCGCCACCCGGTCAAAAGCGTGAGACATCCGGGATCGAGAATTCCGGCAAGACCCTTCCTTATGATTCAGGACGAAGACTGGGGGGGAATCCGGAAGATTTTAGAGCGGCACATCCTGGAAAGACAGGCTTAAAATACCCCCCATTTTAACCGTATGGGACGGTATAAAACGAGAGAAATGGAGAAGACCAATGGTCCAGTGTGGGTTTTGCGGCAAAGACATCCCAGAGGGCAAAAATCGCAACAAAATAGAGAAACGATTTTGCAATGACGGGTGCCGCAGGGGATTCCATAAGCAAAAAGGGTTTGAACGGTTTATCGGAGAACTAACCGCGCTCCTGTGGAAATACAGATTTCTTTTTATTGTTGGGGAGATGAGGGGCCAAAGCGCCCCGACGAAACAGGAGGAAAGCCATGCCATACCAGAAGCTTGATGAACTGCCGGAGATCGAACATTCCGAACGCCCAGGTGATGGCGATGATCGCGCGAGCGGGTGGTTTGAGATCTTCCGGACCGGCACCCATACCGATAGCCAGGGCAGGACCAGAGAATGGAAACAAGCAGACCTGGAGGAAATTGCATCATTATATAATCCTGCCGCGCACGAGGCCCCGATCGTGATCGGACACCCGGCCGATGATGCACCGGCCTATGGCTGGATCGAGGGTTTGCGCGTCGCCGGCGACCGCCTCCTGGCAAAACCGAGACAGCTCGTCGATGAATTCAAGGATATGGTCAAACAGGGGCGATATAAAAAGGTCAGCATCGCGCTTTATCCGGACATGGGACTTCGGCATGTGGGTTTCCTGGGGGCGATGCCGCCATCGGTAAAAGGGCTTGCGCAGGCCGCGTTTTCCGAGAGGGCCGCGTGGACCATAGAAACAGAGGTCACGATGAAAGAAGACGATCGCGGATGGGAGAAACAGACCCAGGAGATCGGAAAAACTCAAGGCAAAGGAGGACACAAGATGAACAAATTCAAAGAATTTCTGGATGGGCTAAAGGCGCTCGTCATAGGTGCGGAAAAGGATTTGACGGCCTCGCCGCCGACGGAGGCGGATATCCGGCAGAGGATGGACGCTGAATTCGCGGAGAAACAGAAAACCAAAGATGCGGAAGTCCAGAAACGTGAGGACGCGCTTAAGGCCCGCGAGGAGAAGATCAGGGCGCAGGAGGATGCCCTAGGTCAGCGCCAGAAGGAGAGGCGAAAACAAGAGATCGCCATTTTCTGCGAGACGTTGCTCCGGCAAGGGAAGCTGACCCCCGCAATGACGAAGCATGGCATGGGCCTGCAAACATTCCTGGAGGTGATCTCGGAGATCGATCATCCTATTGAATTTGGAGAGCCCGATCCGCAGGGCAAGAAAAAGGCCCAGTCGGCCCTGGAATTCATGGAGGGCTGGCTTGCATGTTTGCCCAAGGCCATCGAATTCGGAGAGATCGCCGGGACCCAGAAGGGCCCCGGATCCGGCGGATCGGCAGGCGAAAAACTTCAGGCGCTAATCCACAACAAGCTGGAGAAGAAAAAAGATCTTTCTTACGGGCAAGCTTTTTCCGAAGTCCAGAGGGAGCATCCGGATATTGCCCGGGAATATCAGGCCGAGATTAGATAAAAGGCTTTTGACCTTATACCTTTCACCTTCCACAGGCGAGACGCCTGTGCTACAAACCACGGGCGGGACGCCTGTGCTACCCAAAAGAGGGAGGGCAAAAGATGACAACAGAAAACAGAATTCTCGATGTGTCTTATGAGGCAGGGGAGAGCTTGACGGCTGATCAGTATAAGTTTGTGGTTCTCGATTCAACGACGGGGAAGGTGCGGCGTCCGGATTCGGCAGCCGAGGTGCTTCTCGGGGTACTCCAGAATGCACCGGCAAGCGGAGAGGCTGCTGTAATTCGTATCCAGGGGATCTCGCAACTCGAGATGAACGCGGCGGTGGCGATCGGCAAGCTCGTTTCCGCGGAATATGTCGGCGCAGCCGATGCAGGCAAGGGACAGGATGCCGGCATAAACTGGGAATTTGCCCGTGGGATTGTGCTCGAAGCATCGGCAGCGGAGGATGACCTGGCGAGCGTCATGCTGATCGGCCCGTTTCCAACTCTTTCGGGCAACATGATCCGGCAGATGACCGTGACCACTGAGGCGACCGCCGGAGATGTGACTTATACGGCTGCCCAGATCCTTGGGGGAATGATCCTGCGAGATCCCAATGGAGGGGCCAGGGCTGATCTCTTTCCCACGGCGGCAAATATCATCGCAGCGATCAAGCAGGCCGGGGCCGGCAATGCCTTTGTCGTGACGATCCGAAACACTGCGGATGCGGCAGAGACGATCACCATGACGACCAATACGGGTCTCACGCTCAGCGGGACAATGACAATCGCCCAGAATAACTCCAAGGCGTTTCTCGCCATCGTAACGAGCGGGACCACGGTGACGATCTACAGCCTGGGGACGGTGGTGCACTAAAAGATGAGAAGATGAGAAGATGAGAAGATGAGAAGATGAGCGCAACTTCTTGGCTTCGTAACCTATGAACTTCGTTTTTTAAAAACAAGGAGGAACATCAAATGGCACAGCCAAATGTAAAAGAGCTTGTTGTTGCAGGTCCGCTCAAGGACGTGAGCATTGCATATCGAAACAAGGCCTATATCGGCGATCGCGTCTTTCCGATCATCGATACGACCGATCCGAAGGCGAAAATCGCCCGGTATCTCAAGGGGGCGTGGTTTCGTGATGAGGCCCAAATCCGGGGCCCAGGGGCAAGGGCCGTGCGCGGCGGGTATCCGATAGATTACCTCGATGTCCTTTCCAAGGAATATGCATTTGCGAAAGAGGTGACGGACGAGGATCGGCGCTTTGCGAACGCGACGGGCGCGCCTCCGGTCAAGCCCGAGCAGGACGCAATAGAATTCTGCGCGGACCGGATCGATCTCTCGAAGGAGAGACGGATCGCCGCGAAAATCATCGCGGGCACATGGTCAGGCGTGGCAGGCGAGGATGCCGAGGGCCTCTGGGCCGCAGGGTCAGGCAATACCTTCATCCTCGACGTGGAAACACGGATCGAAACAATCAGGTCGAACACGGGCCTCCGGCCCAATGTCCTGGTGCTTTCGGCCAACGCGCTGAAAGAGATCAAGATGGAATCGACCGTGCTCGATCGAATCAAATACACCGAAAGGGGTGTGATCACGCCCGATCTCATCGCAGCCCTTTTTGGTCTCGATGAGGTTTTGGTGGGTGATGCGATCTATAGCACGGCCATAGCGACCAAGGCCGGAACAGAATGGACGGCGGTGAACGTGTGGGAGAAGAATGCAACGAAGGGTTCGGCATTTCTTCTTTACCGCACTCCGGCGCCCGGGCTAAAAATGCCGTCAGCGGGATACCAGGTCAGGGTAGCCTATGAGGATGGCTCTCCCCGAAGGACGACTACCTGGCGCGAACCGGCAGAGCATCAGGACGTTTATGAGGCGGCAGAGGAGACCGATATCATTCAGACCGGAGCGGACCTGGGTTTCCTCTGGTACGACACGATTCTGACATGATCGTGCCGAATCACAAGCATTGATCGATAATTGATCATCGTGGATCATGGATCGCGTTTCGATGATTCGCGATCCACGATTCACAACTCGAAGGAGATCCCATGCGCTACGCAGTGAGAGATGGCACGGATGAGGCCGGGAGGCAAGCCCTTGCTTTCGGAGCGGCCGATACGTCAAAGGAATATACTCTGGGAGCCTTCAACGGCGTGATCCACGAACTCGACGTTGAAATACCGAACTGGACGAATGATGTGACGCTCACGGCGGCGCTCATACGGGCAAACGGTATCACGCTGTCAATAGGCGGCCTCGTCAAAAATGCCAAACATGCCCTGGTGGTCTCCTGGGCCGTAAGAGGCGGGGAAACGATTCGGGCAACCCTTAGCGGAGCGCAGGCGG